CTGATGACTCCCCGCGTAATCAAGCGCTCGAGGATGGTGGGGTTGACCTGCTCGGTGATGACCGGGTCACCGTCGACTTCCATGTCACGTAGGCCTGGGAGCTCGTTCAGGATGTCGGCGCTATACACGACATGAGGCGTTACCCGGTTCACGTGGACAGAGAGTCGACCTTGCTCGTCGGCAAAGGTCAATCCGGTCTTCAGCTCCTCGATGGAAAGGTCGTAGCACTTGGCCTTGATTTCGTGCTCGAGGCGCTTGATGCGTGTTTCTACGTCATCGTAGGCGTCCATCAGCTCTTGATGCTTCTCTCGGAGCTCAATGTGGAGCTCGTTGATCCGCGTGTTCTCGCTCTCGATGTTTTGGTGGGCCTGTTCTATCTGCCCGTAGATGTCAGTCGCCTCTTCATACAAGAGGGCGTGGACCTCGTGGCGCGTCTCGAACAACTCACTGAGGTCCTCGATCAAGGCATCGACTTCTTCTCTACTCATTGGTGTCTCCGCGGAGTGGCAAGGGTTCTCCAAAGTACAGTTGCTTGTACGTGTCTACGGTCTTGATCGCCTTTTGCCAGCACAGGAACGCGTGGTGCATGTCCGAGCCCTCGTGCATGTCTCCGTTGCGTAGGAGATAGGAGGGATGGAAGGTCGCGTACCCAACGCGAGTAACGGGAATGAACCTGCCCGGGGTCGTTACCTCCAGTCGAGGCTTGTGTGGATGCCTGGCGATGGTGGTGATACCGCGTTTCTCTTTGGTCAGGGCCTTCATCGCGTAGTTGCCTAGAAGGAGGATGACCAGCGGGTCTACGATGTCTAGGATGGCGTGGACCCTGGGCAGACAGGCTGCAATCTCGTCCTTGAGGGGCGCGCGGTTCTTGTTCGGGTCATCGGCCTTGGTCGGACGACAGCCCACCAGATTCAAGATGAAGACCTCGCTACGATGAATGTTGAAGGTCTCCATGAACTTATCGAAGAGCTCTCCGGCTCTACCCGCAAATGGCTCTCCGGTTCGGTCTTCCTTGTCGCCGGCGGCTTCGCCGATGATGACCAGGTCTGCATCCACGTTCCCACTGCCGAAGACCACGTTGAGCCGCGTTCGCCCCGGAGGGTCACAGAGTGTGCATCGTTCACACTCTGTCCACTTCTCTCTTAGAGCGACCATGCGCTCGTACTTGATGTCCGCATCCATCGCCTAGTCCCGGGTAATGCTGAACGGGTAGCGGAACTCGGTCAGGTGAGTTCTGAGCTCCCGACATTGCTGGTGCGTGGTTCTTATACGCTCATCTTCGAAGATCACTACGATCGGGACATTCTTCCCTTCCAACTTGCGTTGTATGCGCCCAATGACTTGTTGGAGTAGCCCTTTGTCCTTGAAGGGCAAGAGCACGAAAACCGTGTCCAGGTCCTTTCGGTCCAAAGCCTTCTGCGCAATCTTGGTCGTGGCAAATACCAGGTCGTGGTCGTAGAGCTCGGAAGAGCGCTCTGTCCCCTTGACCTCTCCAATGATCAAACCAGAACCTGGGTTCTGATCATAGAAGTACTTGAGGTGGTCGACGATGTGCGAAAGTGCGAGGATCTTCCTGCCTTCAGCTAGTGCATCATCGATGTAGTGTTGTATGAGCCGATTCCTGCGCTGGTTCCCGGCCAACCATGTGCAGAGTCGTGCGAAGTTGATGGTACCGCGCACACGACATTTCTGGAGGGTAGCCCCAGAGGCGTAGATTCCTGTGTTCACGAAGAAGCACTCAGGGATGACGTCTTGCTCGAGGTTCTCGTAGACCACGTCCCCGAGGTGGTACTTGTACAGGATGTCTAGTCCATCAGAGCGCTCGTGCGTGGCAGACAACCCCCAACGTAGGCCGTGGCAAATGGAGGCCGTTGTGTTGAAGAGTGGAGCTCCGAGGATGTGAGCTTCGTCGTAGACCGCGAGTCCAAAGTGCGAGCCATACTCGTCGGGAAGCTCGAAGTCAGAGACCCTGCGAGCGAGTGTCTGAATCAATGCGACGGTGATGGGGTGTTCCCAGTTGTCTTGACCATCGCCTACGACTCCAATGTCTTCGCGCGCAACATTCGTGTGTTCAACGATGCGGTCGACCCACTGGTAGAGGATGTTCTTGCTGTCGACGACAACTAGCGCAGGTACACCGGTTGCTGCCCAAGCATGAAGGGCAACGACCGTCTTTCCCTTCCCGCAGGCAAGGGAGAGTACTCCGTTTCCGCTCTCGAGCAGATGCTTGTACCCAACGCGTTGTGGCACGTCCCGGAGGTCGTAGACAAGCTGGATGTTGCCAATCGAAGGGAACTCCCGGGGTGTCCGGTCCTCGATTGGGAAAGGCAGGTCTTCGTACTCTTCGAAGGGAATGTACTCTCGGGGAACGATCAGGTGATTGTTCGTCTCCTCCCAAGCACGGAGCTTGGACTGGTCCCCTAGAGGGAAAGTGAGAGACGCTTTGATGCCTGAATCGTTTTTTACGTAACTACGCGGGAGCCAGAGATACTCCCGTCGATAGCCCTGGTTGGGCTGAAGAAAACCGCGGAAGGCCAATGCTACCCCCTCAGTAGTTGAGTGACTTCCTGTTCCAGGTTGTGCCCCTCTTCTTCGTCCAACGCGTAGTAGAGACTCATCCACTCCGCGACCTTGTGTGCTACCCGTTCGACCTGTCCGTTGGTCAGCCCTCTGTCTTTGAGTGAGACGTGCATCAATACCTGGTCGTCGAGTTGATGCTCGGCCAGTCTGCGCCAACACCGTTGAGCAATCTGCCCCGACATGTCCAAGGCAGTCACAATCTTATCCAGTACCTCTCCCGAGGGAACAGAGCTCCCGTTTTCGATCCTGCGGATGTACTCGAGGCTCACGCCCACGGCGTCGGCCAGAGACTTCTTCGTGCGGAACAACGGGTTCCCCGTCCGTTCTTCATGGATGATCTCACCCAAGCTCTTGCGCATTACTCCCCCCCAGACAGGAGGTCGTACTTGTGCAGGAGGTCGTCCAGCGCTTCGCGCAAAAGCACGGCTCTGGGTACTCGAGTGCGTTCGTGGAGGAGGTCGAGCTTGGCCTTTTTATCAGGCCTGACCCGTAGAGGAATCTGCACCCATTCGTCTACAGGATCTTCTTGTCCAGGCACGACCCCTCCCGGTTGGGAGAGAAAGAGATAGCAGGTCTTATTGAGTGATACCAGGAGGTATCTTAGACTGCCCACATGATCAACGCTTGGCCACAACCAACCCATAGGACTGGCGTGGCCAAGCACTGGTTGTCAACTCCTGACGTAGCCCCCGTGCCGGGGGGTGAAGCGCCGGGAGGCAAAGTAGTAGACGATCTCTTGAGCTGCGGCCGCGATTGCCATCTCCAGCATCCTAAGCAGCAGATCGATGAGGATTTCTCCGATCGTGGGTCGGCGGTAGTGTTCGTGCGTATCCTGCCCATGACGTGGAGGAGGGTAAGCCCACGGCCGATCGAGGTCCTCTTCGCGGTCGACTTCTACAACCTGTTCTGGTGCAAGAGTTTTTGCCTTCTTCTTGGGGGTTGAGGTGCCGCGGATGCGGACAACACGCCTGTCGTCATCATCATCCGCCCTTGTGCGAGAGGGAACGCGCAGACGCGAGGAGCTGCCACTACTGCCAACGAAGTTGTACTTCGAGGACCCGCGCTTGCTACTCTCATGTCTAGAACTCCCCTCGCGTAGGGCGTCGTAAAGACTCATGACAAGGAACTCCTGTTGACATGATACATGGTCGGGGGTTCATCTTGCTTATGCGAGAGAAATCCAGATTCCATCGAGGAAGCAGCACATGAATTTTCGTACAAACGTCTACGATTTCTTCGATGACCGGGGCAAGCTGTTCAAGCAGTACTACCCTGACTACAACCAGGTTCCTGACCTGGTGAAGGCCGCGTCGAACAAGGTCAGCCAGAACAACCCCAATCAGGACTTCGCGCTCGTGTTGATCGACGGAGACACGGTCATGAAGAAGTTCGCAACCGTCGACCCGGGGCACACATTCCTGTCCTCGCTCTACTTCTTGAACACATACCGGGACCTGCCTGCGGTCGCACAGAAGGTGGCGGCTGCCAATCTGGTGAAGGCCTGTGAGCATCACCAGATTGAGCCTACGGACCTGATGCATGAACTCGCGGGCGACTCACCAGACAGCAACATCGTCGACATCACGGACCTGCGCCCCGAACCCGTCAAGATCAAGGACAGGGAACCGGTTCACTACGCAATCGAACGCGCAGACGGAAGCAGGTACTTCCCCCTCGAGGAGACTGCGGAATCCGTCAAGGCAGCGGACCAGTACTTCCAGCGCCATGTGGGAGAGTTCGTCCCAAGGGAACGTCGGGAATTCGCAGTCAAGGTCGCTGGGATTGCGGCTAAAGCCAAGTTCCCGCTCTCCGAAGAGCTCGAGCACTATGCCAGTCAGGAGTACAACCCGAAGCTCTGGGGATACCTGACCGTGCGCGATTCATTCCTGATGGACATGGACGACCAGGTGGTGCGCCGAGCTGCCTTGCAGAAACTCGCTGCCAAGACCTCGAAGCTGGCACCCGACGCGTTTGCTGATGAGCTGGCGGATTTCGACCGGGCAACGGGCTTGGACGCGTTGTGGGACCAGGAGGTGCCAGACCCCTGGTACAGCACGGTCGGACTCCCAGAGAAGCGCGCACAGGCATGGGATGTCTCGGATGAGGCGATTGAGCGGGTCAGCGCTCACTTTGGCGAGGCATTCGCGCACGCGTTCGCACAAGACCCGGCTACTCAGTTCGAGGCAGCCCCCCTCCCGGCCAAGAAGATTCTCGCGAGTCTGGCTTCTGGAAGCTGACATGCCTCCTTTGCTTCGAGACCCGCAGTTGTTGGAGGACGAGCGAGGCCTGCATGTGGTCACGCTCAGTATGCTCATGCTTCGCAAGTACGGCCCAGAATACCTGCTCTGGCCTTACGAGGCCTTTCGCGAACAGCTCGAGGAAGACTTCGGCTCGATCGGTATCCTGACTTGGGAGCGTGTCCAGGCCGTCAGGGTTCTGCATACCCATTCGTTCTGGACCGAGTGGGAGGTCTTCGAGAAGGTGACAGCCGCGGTCGTGGGTGCACCTCCGGTCTTCAGCTACGTTCAGCCCCCTGAAGCAGAGGACGTAGCCATTGCGTTGACGACCGCTGCCAGGTTTGACAGCTATGAGTTCTCACCCGACGTGCTGTCCTACATGGTCGCAGCCCTGCTCCATGACGGGACGTGGTACCTGGAACCTCCACTGAACGTGGCCCAGCCAACACTCGACGCCTTCGATGCAAGGAAAGGCATCTCTCGAGATACACAGAGTGTAGCCCTCAGACTCCAACAGGTATCGGACTATATCCAAGAACCTGAGACCGCGGCCGACGTTCAGGTCAACAACGTGCTCTCCGTGCGCAAGGCGCTCGTGGAGTACAATGAGAGCCTGAACAAGCAGCTGCAGGAGCTTTTGTGAATCTCAAGCCTGAGGCCGTGACCGCGTTTTGGGCCGAGATCGAAAAGATTTCGAGCGGCAAGGAGATCATGGACATCGCGCGCAAGGCCGGAGCCCTCCCAACCGGTCATCCTCTGCGGTCCAGGGCGGTCGAGGCCTTGAAGAACTATCAGGCCATGCTCGAATACCAGAAGAAGCCGTTGTGGAAGCGTCTGTTCATGCCCATGCCCAAGGTTGCACGCTTGGGGATGGTAGGAGGTCGTCAGGTCTTCAAGCCAGGGCTCCCGTCCCCTATGCGGATGCCGGTCTCGTGGAATACTGCAGTATCGGCACTCAAGCCCACGAAGGCCCCTTCCGTGTACGCGAAGCCGGTCAAGACCCCGAAGCTTCCGAAGATGAAGGGTTCATTCTACGAGGTGGCGAAGTAGATGGCTGGATTCACTGGGCTACAAACGGGCGGGTTCGGACCTTCTGATTACCGCTTCTCAGGTTTCCGCTACGGGTCACTCGACGCGCGCAACAACGGTTTCCGCTATCCGTCCCCCTGGTGGGACGTGGCGCACATGTCGTTACCGTCAACGGTCAAGCACCTGTTCAATGAATGTCGGTACCATGTGCTGCTCAATCCGTTGGTCAGCTCGGTCACGAAGAAGATGTCGGCCTACCCCGTCACCAAGGTCATCATCGATGACGACGGAGCCGAGGGTTTTAACAAGAACAGGGAGCGATGGGAAGACTGCCTGTTTACGACCTTGAACATCCAAGAGTTCCAGGTCGAGGTTGGACTTGACTACTACGGGTACGGGAACTGTTTGGTCTCCATCCTCTTCCCGTTCCACAAGTTCCTCCGCTGTCAGGCGTGTAAGAGAAGAGAAAAAATCAAGAAGCTTCGGTTCCGCAAGGACTGGGACTTCCGCGACTTCAAGTACATCCTGTCATGCCCCTTCTGCGGGGTCACAGCCCCTGCAGAGGTCAAGGACGAGTACTACCGGTCCTACAAGGAAATCAAGCTCGTTCGGTGGAATCCGCAAGACATCGACATCGACTTCAACCCTCTGACTCAGCGGAAGGAATACGCGTACAACGTTCCGTCTGTCATCCGGAAGAAAATCCTGCAGAAGAAGCAACGGTACCTGGAGGAGACACCTCACGAGTTCGTCCAGGCCATGAAGACCAAGCGCCCGGTCGTTCTTCACCCGAACAATATCTACCACTTCAAGGCCCCTACGCCCTCACTGGCCGCAAATGATGCTGGGTGGGGCTACCCACCCATCCTTCCGGCGTTGAAGGACTCGTTCTACCTGCAAATCATGAAGAAGGCGCAGGAAGCTGTAATGCTCGAGCACCTGGTACCGCTCGACATCTTCTATCCGGCGAGCGGCTCAGACATGGCGAACCCGTATTTGGGTGTGAACCTCGCAGACTGGAAGCGCAGAATCGAGGCCGAGCTCGTCAAGTGGAAGTGGGACCCGAACTACAAGCCCATCTTGCCCCTACCTGTGGGTGTACAACGCGTGGGTGGGGATGGCCGGGCGTTGATGCTCACACAGGAAATCCGAACCTGGTCCGAACACATCGTGGCGGGCATGGACGTGCCGCAAGAGTTTGTATTCGGGGGCTTGTCTTGGACAGGCTCGAGCGTGTCGCTCCGCATGCTCGAAAACGAGTTTCTCACCTACCGGAATCGGCACATCCACTTCCTCACGCACTTTCTAATTCCTCGGGTTTCTCGGTTTATGGGGTGGAAGCCCGTGAGTGTGCACATGAAGGCCTTCAAGATGGCAGACGATATGCAGGCACGCCAACTCCTGCTGTCGCTCAACCAACTTAAGAAGGTCAGCGACAAGACCCTGCTTGCTGAGTTCGACCTTGACTCTGTTGACGAGCTCAGACTCATCGAGAAGGAGCTCCGCCAGCGCCTCGAGGTCGAGAAGCTGGATGCGCTCTACCGGGCGGGCATCGAAGGGGAGGCCCAGCAGGTCGGAGCCAAGTTCCAACTGCGCATCCAGGAGCAGATGCAGGCTGCGCAACAGCGGATGATGCAAGGTCAGCAGCCTATGGGTTCGGAAGCACAGCCGGGGGAGAACATGCCAACCCAAGAAGTTGGCGGGGTTCAGCACATGAACGTCATTGACATGGCCGAAGCTTGGGCGAAAAAAATCGCACGCATGGCTCCGGAGGAACAAGCTGTCGCTCTTGAGCGGATTGGTGGCTCCAACCCACAGCTCAAGGCCCTGATTCAACAGAAGATATCGGTGGAGAAGGCGCTCGGGCAGCAACCGCTACCCGAGCAACGGCCTCCAAGACGTGAGAATCAGGTGATCTAGATCAACGACAGGCCGACCAAGCCTCCGTAGATCAACGCCAGGATGAAGATGACGACCATCTCCTCTCCTCTTCCTCTCTCCTCTGTTCATCGAGTTCGCGTTGTCGTCGTTCTTCCTCTTCCTCCCGTTCGCGCTCCTTCGCGTCCACAGGGAAGAGGCAATTCTCGAGCAACTGGTCGATAGAGTCGCAAGCAGCCAACGTACCTTCTCCAACTGACCCGACCGGGGTTGTCCGGTCATTCCACTTATGCGGGAAATATGGCAGTCTAAACGCATGGCCCTCCTGACCCCAGAAGAGCAGTTCGATGCTCTGAAGACCAAAATCAAAGAAACCATCCGTGGGTATTTCCCTATCGAGGGTCAGAATGTAGAAATCGTTCTCAACAGCGTAGACATCGAAGACCGCACGGACTCAGAGGATCTGCGGAGCCAGATGAAGGCGCTGAAAACGGGATCGACCTGGGCCGTTCCAGTCTATGCGAACCTGTCACTCAAGCGGAACGACAAGGAGATTGACAGGCGACGCATCTTGCTCATGCATCTCCCGAAGACCACTCAGCGCTTTGGGTACATTGTCAACGGGACTGAGTACCAGACACTCAACCAATTCCGGCTCAAGCCCGGGGTCTACCACACGCTTGCCAGGAATGGGGTTCTCCGTTCCGAGTTCAACCTCGGGAACCCTGAACAGCTTGTGAACGGGCGGGACTTCAAAATCAACTTCACGCCCTCGGAGGGCGTGTTCTACCTCTCGCACAAGACGAGCGAAATCCCCCTCTACCACCTCCTTCGAGGAGCAGGCGTTGATGACCAGACGCTAGAGAAAGCGTGGGGCCGGGAAATCCTAAAGAAGAACCAGGAGCGGACGTCAGCCAAGGACGTGTACTCCAGGTTCTACCGTGCTGTGCACGGCACGAAGCCGACCAATCCGGACGAGCATGCGGCATTGTTCAGCACGCTTCTCAAGCACACCAAACTCCTGCCTGAGACAACCTGGCAAACCTTGGACAAGGAGTACAAGGCGGTCGAACCTGATACGCTCGTCCGCTCGACCAAGAAGCTCCTCGACATCTCTCGAGGAGACGAAGAGGTAGATGACAAGACCAGTCTGGGCTTCCAGACCATCCATTCGTTCGAAGACCTGTTGGATGGGCAGCTCAAGCGCGCGGCGTCGAAGGTGAAGCGCAGGCTGGTTCAGAAACTTCGACGTAAGCGCAATCTCAAGAACGTCATCAACGCAGATGACTTCGACCGAGTCATCCGTGGGTTCTTTGGCACGTCACTGGTTGACACCCCTGAGCAAGTCAATCCGTTGGAGATGCTGGCCGGGCGGATGAAGACCACCATCATGGGGGAGCAGGGAGGTATCAAGTCCCCCTTCCAGGTCAGCGAGGAGGCCAAGCTCATCAACCCCTCGCATTTGGGGTTCCTTGACCCCATTCACACCCCCGAGGGAGACAAGACCGGTATCTCCTTGGTCCTGGCGTTGGGTACCAAGAAGGAGGGTAATCAGCTCCGTAGCCTGGTCGTCAATGCCAAGACCAATCGGGCCGAACGCATTGACCCCGGAAAGGCCGTGAAGTCGGTAGTGGCCTTCCCAGACCAGTACGAGCGGAAGCACGGAAAACTCGTACCTCGAGGGGACTTGGTGAAGGCCACGCATGAAGGAGAGATTGTTCACGTCCAGCCCTCGAAGGTCGACTACATCATCCCCAGCCCTCGCTCGGTCTTTGGAGTAGCCTCCAACCTCATTCCGTTCCTGCAGAACAATCAAGGCAACCGAACGATGGTTGCGGCCAGGCAACAGGAACAGGCTGTTCCGTTGAAGGAACGAGAGGCGCCTCTTGTTCAGGTACAAACAGACCGAGACCAGTCTTTCGAGGAACTGTTGGGTACTTATGCCTCAAGACGCTCTCCCGTGAACGGCGTGGTCGACCAGGTCAAGTCCGATGCTGTAGTCATCCGCTCCGGGTCGAAGAAGTACGAGGTGCAGTTCTACAAGGACTTTCCACTTAAGGGGCACTCTCTCTACGACTCCGAGGTGCTGGTCAAGGAGGGCGACAAGGTCAAGAAAGGTCAGCTACTCGTGGACAGTACGTTTACGCGCGACGGCAAGCTCGCGTTGGGTACGAACCTACGAGTGGGCTACCTGCCCTTCCACGGGTACAACTTCGAAGATGGAATCGTCATTTCGGAGAAGGCAGCGAAGAAACTGACTTCGCTGCACATGTACAACAAGAGCCTGACCAGGGACCCGGACACGAAGGTGGGTCGCTCCAAGTTCTTGGCACAACATCCACATGCGTACATTCGACAGCAGCTGGAGAAGATTGGACCTGACGGCATCATCCAAGTGGGCGCAACCGTCGAAGAAGGTGACCCGCTGATTCTGGCTGTTCGGAAACCCAAGGACTCCATCTATAGAAAGCAGATTCGCAAGTTTAGGCGTGGTCGACCGTTGAAGATGCGTGACGCGTCCTTGACCTGGGACCTGCCCTACAAGGGAGCGGTGACTGACATTTCCAGGTCGGGTAAGGACCTGGTCGTCAACATCAAGACCGAAGAACCTGCACAGGTCGGGGACAAGATTGTCGGTCGGCACGGGAACAAGGGCGTTATCACCCGCATTATCCCGAATGCGCAAATGCCCTACACCGAGGATGAACAAGGAGAGAAGGAGCACCTGGATGTTGCGCTGAATCCCCTGGGCGTGCCTGGCCGAATCAACCTCGGGCAAATCCTCGAGACCGTAGCAGGAAAAATCGCAGAAGAACGAGGAAAGCCCTATCTGGTCCGTAACTTTGTCCCAGGCAAAGACTACCTGGAGTCTTTGAAGAAGGAGATGAAGGAGCAAGGGATCGAGGACAAGGTTGAGCTGGTCAACCCTGATACAGGCAAGCCCTTCGACCAAAAGGGCTTGGTAGGCAACCAGTACATCCTCAAGCTGAAGCATCAGGTAGGAAAGAAGTTGTCCGCCAGGTCGGGTACGGGCGGTCCAGGAGCTCACTACGACATCAATCATGCCCCCTCGGGCGGAGCTCCTCATGGTGGGCAGACCTTGGGCGAGCTCGGCATGTATGCCATGCTCGCGCACGGAGCGCGCGAGAACCTGCATGAGATGTTTGCTTACAAGAGCAACAAAAACGAGGAGCTCTGGGATGCGATTCGGGAGGGAACGCCTATCCCTACGCCGAAGGTCCCCTTTGCGTACGACAAGTTTCTCAAATACCTGAACGCGTTGCGGGTGAACGTCAAGAAGGAAGGCAACAACCTGGTTCTCGTTCCATTCACCGAAGAGCAGGTCCGCTCGCTCTCGAGTGGAGAACTCAAGGAACCCGGACTAATCTATCGAGGCAAGGACAAGATTCCCGAGAAGGGGGGCCTTTTCGACCCGACAATTACCGGAGGGAAGGAAGGTATGCGTTGGGCCCATTTCACGTTGTCTGAGCCCATGCCGAACCCGTTGTTCGAGAGTGCGATCAAGAAACTCTTGGGCATTACTCAACGGGAATACGACGCGTACATCCGTGGCGACAAGAAGGTCAATGGCAAGGCCGGCGGTGCTGCCCTTCAAGAGCTGCTCAAGCAAGTCGACGTCAAGAAGCAGAGAGCAGCGCTCGAGGAGAAAATCAAACGGGTGGGTAAGTCCACGCGAGCGAAGCTGCATGCGCAACTCCGAATCCTGCGGGCACTCGACGACCAAGGCCTGTCCCCTACGGTCTACATGATGAAGTCCGTACCCGTGATTCCCCCGGTCTTTCGCCCTGTGGTCGTCAGGGATGATGGACGGCTCTCGACCGATGACTTGAATGGGCTCTACAAAGAGATTGCGGCGACGAACGAGGCGCTTGGTGCAAACAAGCACATTGGAATGCCAGATGAGCAGTTGAGAGAGCTCCGCGAAGAACTCTACGACGGGCTCAAGGCCTTTACCGGAACGGGTGGTTCCTTGACCAGGGAATGGCGTGGCGTGCTGGACCTGATTTCAGGCAAGATTCGCAAGCCTACTGGTGGTGACTCGGGTTCGGCGAAGACCGGGTACTTCCAAAAGCGGCTGCTCAAGCGTCGACAGGACTTCTCTGGTCGTTCAATCATCACACCCGAGCCCAGAATGGGTTTGGATGAGCTGGGACTTCCGGAAGATATTGCCTGGGAGATGTATCGGCCGTTCATCGAGCGCGAGCTTGTACGCCAGGGCTACAAAACCATGGACGCGTCGGACGCAGTAACCTCGAGAACCCCGGCCGCGGAGAAGGCGCTTGAGCGCGCCATGGAGTCCAGGCCCGTGTTCCTGAAGAGGGACCCAGCCCTTCACAAGTTCAATGTACTGGCCTTCAAGCCTCGACTCATCGGAGGCAAAGCCATCGAAATCCACCCGCTCGTGACCTCGGGCTACAACGCGGATTTCGATGGGGACGCCATGTCCGTGTATTTGCCGATTCGTGAGGCTTCGGTGAAGGAAGCCAACAATCTCTTCCCAAGCAACAACCTATTCAGCTCTACGACCGGGGCAGTCATGTACACGCCGGGTCACGAGGCCCTGTTGGGGTTGTACCTGCTCTCACAGCCCGGGAAGAAGACAGACAAGAAGTACCGACATGTGGCTGATGCGATTTCGGCTGAGCGTCGAGGGGATATCAAAGCCACGGACATCATCACCGTGGGCGGGCACGAAACCACGTTGGGGCGGCTGCGCATCGAGGCTGCGCTCCCCGAGAAGTTGCGGGAGATTGGGAAGAAGCCCTTGTCCCAGATGCGTGTGTTCGACAAGGGCATGACCAAAAAGGTGCTCACGCACGTCGCTAAGCACTACGAGAACCGGTACGGGGAAGTCGCGAACGCGTTGCTCAACCTCGGCAACGAGTACAGCACATCCGTGGGCTTTTCCATCGGCCTCGATGACTTCTCGGTCGTAGGGAAGAAGAATCGAGACCTGCTGATTCACGGAGCTGAGCGAAAGGCCGCGAAGATTCGTCAGTCTTCGTTGGGACGCAAGGCACAAGACAAGAAAATCGTAGAAATCTACCAGGTCATCAACGAAGAGTTGGACCGTATCAATGCCATGTCCTTTGACCGGGCGCCTACCAACATCTCGATGATGGTTGACTCCGGGTCAAGAGGGAGCAGGGAACAGTTGAAGCAAATTGTTTCGACCCCCGCTCTGGTCATGGACGCGAAGAGCCGTGTAGTGCCGTACCTGATTCCCAAGTCCTATTCTGAGGGAATGGACCTGGCATCGTACTGGACAACCCTCCACGGGGCCAGGAAGGGGACCTTGCAGAAGGTTCAGGGTGTGCGAGACCCGGGCTACATGTCCAAGCAGGTCATCAACTCGACCATGAACCTGCTTGTTACAGAGAAGGATTGCGGTACCAATCAAGGGATTTGGCTCGACCTGGATGACCCAGACATCCTTGACCGGTATACGGCCGGTAGCGCGAGTGTGTTGGTCACTCCTGTCCTCGTAGCAGCAGCCAGGAAGATGAACAAGAAGGCGTTGTATGTTCGTTCACCCATGCGGTGTGAGGCCAAGCACGGAGTCTGCCAAAAGTGCATGGGCTTGGCTGCGGGCTCCAAGTCCTACGACGTAGGAGACAACGTGGGCGTAATGGCGGGTCAAGCCATCGGAGAACCGGCAACCCAGCTGTCACTTCGGGTCTTCCACACCGGAGGCCTAGCTCGAGGGAAGGGAGCGGAATCCAAGGACATGTTTGTCAGACTCCAGCATGTCCTCAGGATGCCAAAGAACCTGCCCGGTGCTGCCCCTCTAGCCAAGACTACAGGACGGGTCACCAAGGTCGTCAAGGCGCCGCAGGGCGGTGAGCTTGTATACATCGGCAGCAAGGAGCACTACATCCCAGAAGACCAGACTAGGACAGTCAAGCTCAGGGGCATCGTACAGAAGGGAGAGGCATTGTCCGACGGGTCGGTCGACCCGCGCGAGTTGCTTCATCTCCGAGGGATTCAGGCTGTTCAGGACTACATCGCGTCCGAGCTGCAGCGTGTGCTGATGACGGCCGTGCCTGTGCGTCGACGCAATGCCGAGGTCTTGTCCAAGGCCTTGACGAACGTGACGCGCGTGGACGACCCGGGCGAGCATCCTGACTGGCTGCCTGGGGACCTCAGGCCTACGTCGGTCGTCCGTGCTTGGAACAAGAAGGCGAAGAAGCCGGTCCTTCACACGCCGATTCTAAAGGGCGTGGACATCCTGCCATTGGAGATGCAGGAGGATTGGATGGCCAGGCTCAATTTCCAGAAGCTCAACAAGACTCTGACCCAGGCTGCTCGTGAGGGTTGGGCAACGAACATCCACGGCTTCCACCCGATTCCTGCTGCTGCTCAGGCGACCGAGTTCGGCAAGGGCAGGAAAGTGCTTGGGGACGAGTGGAAGGGTCAGTATTGACCTTCTAGAGGAGACAACATTGCTCGCAAGGTTGTTGGCGCGGTGGTCTGCGCTTTGGCAAGGTACGCATAGGACCTCCTACGCCTGGTGTCCTCGTTGTTCATGGGACTTGAATGGAGATGACCGGTCCTTTCTCTGGGATGTAGAAACGGGCGTCTACTACCAGTGTGTTGGTTGTGGTCTATGCTCTCGATGGGACTTCGATACACCGGTCCCTAGAGCCCTGAATATAGGGGACACCGTCTACGACGTTCAGCCCTGACCATGAACTTCCCTCATCGCCCCACCCGCGCCCCCATCTACGACGAAATCGGACCGGTCAAGCTCGTCAGAGCTCGGGTTGTATACGTGGATACGAGCAAGTACAGGTGCACGGTCATCGACGAGACGGGAGGGACTTACGAAGGCATCCAGGTCATGCCCGTCTACGTGAACACGGAGGGGGGAGGGATATTCTGGATGCCAGAGGTCAACAGCATCGTCTGGCTGTTGTTCCCTTCCGTTGACCGGGTTCCGATGATTCTCGGCGGGTGCGCCCAGCCTGCGCAACTCGGCCAAGATGACGAGTCCGACCCGAACGACTTCCGTATGAACCGTCCGGTTCTAAACGAAGGAGACATGGAGCTCTCTTCGAAGGATGGTAATTTCCTGATTATGCGAAGGGGCGGGGTCATTGAAGTAGGTGCGACCCAGGTTGCACAGCGGGTGTACATCCCGTTGAGCAACGTCATCCGAGACCTGTGTGAGAACTACGAGCTGCTTACAACCGGAGGCAAGCTCTCTTTTCGTAGCAGGAGAGAGGACGAGTCCCACGGACAGCTTCGCACGCCCGTGGAATTGCGGCTTCAGCTCAAAGAGTTCGCACAAGACGACCCCATCATTGATTTGGGGTTGGGTCGAATCGCTGAAGAGGACGACGAACGGGTTGTCAATGGCAAGCTCGGAGGGGTGATAGCCCGAATCTTGATCAACAACCGGTTTCGCTACTGGGTCGACCGCGACGGGAATGTTCAGAGCTATGTTCACGGAAGGTCAACGCATTCCTACAACAGCTCGAGGTCGGAGTTCACGCAAGGCTCGTTCTTCGAGAAAATTCGAGGCGTGTATCGTACAGTCGCGGGAAATCGCGTGGTCGAGACCAAGCAGAGTGACCAGCTTACGGTCAGGCGGGACCGTGTAGTCGCGGTCGGAGGAGACCTGCAGGAAACTGTGACCGGGTCGGTGAAGCGCGTGGCTGCGCACATCACAGAGGAAGTACAAGGAGGCCTAGACCGAGTCGTCGAAGGTACGGTTGTTGAGCAGGTAGTGGGTTCGAAGAACGAATTTATTGGGGACGAGTACCATCGAGGTGTGGGTACGGGTTCCCACGTCAAGGTTGGCGGCCGGTCGACCTTATTCATTGCCAACTCACAGAAAGAGGACGAGGCAGGAGGCATTACGGTCGCCATCGGAGACTACGTCGTTCACAACATTCTTGGAGAGCTCCGGATTTCGTCGGGCCTCACCCAGGACAAGCCCTTGGCGGAAATTCGAGTCAAGCCCAGCGGGGCCATCAAGGTCATTTCCACTCAGGGGGTGGCGGTAGTTGAAGTCAACAACACAGGCGTTCGGATAAAGACTGCGGCCGGAGAAATCAGCTTGGACAACGCAGGTACCGTCAACCTGGGCCCGCCTGGACGAGGATTGGTGGTTACCACACTCACTCACCCAGTCGACTTCGTGACCGGCGCCCCCATCTTGGGATCGATTTCAGTGGCAGCCGGAGGCCTACCAGGCATTCAGGCCGTGAAACTCGCGAGCACGTTCACTCCGGACTCGAGCTGATGGCCATCACTTCCGAAACCTTGTTCTCCTTGGTTCTGGCAGACCATCTCTCGGTATTCCCGCAGTCCAGTGCAGTGGTACGCAGGAACCCGGAGACCGGGATGCCTGCGCACAACCCGGCGACAGAGCTAGTACGTGCTCTGTGCGCGGGCTTGGTCAACGCGGTCAAGAACCTGGTTGTACAAGACCTTGGAAGTGGTACGAGCGACGTGACTGGCATCCCCGCGCCCGCAAACTTCAGCTTCCCGGGTACAGCGGCCGCGGTTAGCACGTTCATCAACTCCAAAGGGTGGAACGGGCCCCTAACGAACAAGGCGGTGGGTTCTCTGGTGCAAGCGCCGCTCGACCGGTTGACGGGGATAGGCCTCATCCAGATGATTCCAAACCCTGGTCTAGGAACAGGGCAAGGAGTGGTCTCGCCCGCTGTTAATCCAGACTTGGCGGCCAAGGCACTATTGCAGCTGCGGGCTACGCTACCTGCAGCTGTCCTCGCGAACGGACATTTTGGCTCTGGGGATGTATTTGGTGCGCCCATCAATGCGCAGCTTGCCAGTCACCTAGACGGAATTGCCCAAGCTTGGGCAACGGCCTTGGGCAGTGTGGTCGCGATCGTCACCTACACGGGCACTGGGGGAGGGAGCCCAGTAAGCGGTATTGTCAATACCGGGGCGTTCATCTAGGAGCTTCAGGTGCCTGATTCTTGGGTCCAGCTGACATCGACTCCCGAGTTCGACCAACTCGAGGCGCTCGCCGACGTTGCAGGACTGGCCGAGCAGGTTGGACAGTTCTTCGAGATCGTCTCTCTGGGACTCCAGGTGCTCGCTAGCTTGGTACAAGACGATATCAGTGCCATCAGGGGGACGCTGACTTCAGCAACAGCCACGGTTGAAAAGGCGACCGAGGATATCCTCCAGACCACGGCAGGAGTGGCTGTACACACGAATCTTCGGTGGGACCCGGACTGGGTCTTCGAGGACTTCGAACAGGAAGGCCTTCTCCCGTGGCAGGGGTCGGGTACCAGTGGTTGGCTCCTGGACCTGGCAGCCTCGGCACGTGACTCGAGCGACCCATACCGTCCGTTAACCGACAGGGACACGTCTGTTGGCGGGTTCATCTTCCTCAACGGAGTCTCAGAAGGCGGAGATATCAGCCAACTACGCTCCCTGTTTGGTGTCTTCACAGACTTCGACGACTTCGATGAGATGTTCGAAGTCAACCGACTCGAGGAAGCAAGTGAGTATGTCCGAGCCGCTACCCGTCTTGGGCCCGCGTCGTTCAGCTCGTTCATGGAGGAGGTCAACGCCGTGCCCGAAACCGTACTCCAGGGCCTCGGACAGGTCCCTACCGACTTCGTGCCCGTGCGAGGCGCCTACCCCAAATGGTTGGTCGTGCCGGTCGCAAGCTTGGTCCCCCCTGCGCGAGAACTCGTGGACGTGATTGCCCGTATCCACGACAACCTTCGGATGTCGGCGGGTTCTTCCGAGGTTCTTCAGCAACTGGTAGAGCTGCTTGGTCGCAGGGCTTCCATCTTGTATGGGGCAGCTGAGAGAGCAGAGGGCGTAATTGAGCAGCTTGCAAGCATCGCCACATTCTTCAACAATACTCACGTCATCTACCTGACTCCGGAGACTGGCGGCCTGGAGAACTTCGTGACCAGAGCCCAGAACGCGTCGAACGTGCCTGTGTACGGGGCTCGTGGTATCGTTGCTGGAGCAGCGTTGGTTGTAACCGCCGATGACCCTTCCAATCACGTAGACGCTTTCCTGTCGTTGCTCGGTCTGCAGGTGGAGCAGATTACGAGCAACTTGACGGTCCGGCAGAGAAACCTACAAGACCAGTACAACGACCTCTTCCCATAGGAACGTGTTCATGGAACAGCCACTCTTCCGAAAGTCCACGATCTCGTTTGAGAAGACGGCCGCAACCACCGCGCTTGAGGAGGAACCCGAAGAGTGGCCGGCCGAAATCCTCAAGCACGCGTACAAGCAGCTTCCGTGGATGTACAACACAGAGAACGAGGTCGAGCTCGAACGCGTAGACTCGTCGAGAGGCTATGCGGTAGGGCGGGTCTTGATCTTTCCTGCGAAGATGACCAAGGAAGCTGCGGCAGACGAGAAGAAGCTGATTGCCATTCCCATCATCGTGCGGGAACGGGAGATGGCTCCTCTTGACATCTACATGCACGAGAAGCAGGCCTTCCCCGTCGACGATGAGGAGATTCAAGGTATCCTCTTCCGTCCCACGCTTTTCTTGGGGCCGGCGCGAAAGGGGCAGTTTGGGCCGGCTACGAGCCTTGCAGCTCAGACCAAGCCACCGTCAGCAGACCAACGCTACATGGGGGGCGCCCTGAGCAAGACTTCCGGAGCGCGCCCTTCGTTGTTGAAGGCAGCTTCGGTTGGGTTCCATGACCAGGACCTTCAGGCCTTCCGTGAGCGGCTCAAGAACGATGGACCGCTACGTCAGGCATGTTTGAACAACGACGCCATGCACAGGGCAACGCTCACGCTCCTGAACTCGAGGGAGAAGACTGCATCCGAGCTCGAGGCTTACCGCCATGCTTCAACAAAGCCAACGGTCATCCAGCTCGTAAAGACCGCAACCGCGTACAAGGCGCGATACGCCAACCACGCGTGTTTCAACATCCAGGAACAGGCCCTTAACCCCCACGAGGCTCGGCAGGCTGTGTCCCTACCCCAGAACTGGGAGGCCTTGCAGAAGCGCGGGTCTGTCACCTTCGTCATCGACCCGGTGGTTCGTGACCAAGTCATCGAGAAGCGTGCGGAGGTTGCGGGCTCTCTGGGCATCTACGATGTATGGTTGGGTGGCAAGCAGGTTCGAGGTGTGGTCATTCCCAAGAGCGTGACCTTGGATGAGAAGCCGTTGGGTCTGGCTGTCTACTCAAGCCCCGAGGGTCATGCTCTACAAGAGAAGATTGCGGGGGTTCGGGTTGAGAACGTGACCTTGCCTCGGACTACGCCGGGTACGGGCGAAGTCGGCGTCTTTGTGTACCAGGAAGGTCCGCTCGCGTTTGCGACCGAACCCCTGAAAATCAGGGGCAGGTCCAGTATCGCCGGAGAGGATGGAGTGAAGACCTCGAGTGTTCATGTCGAGCGCTTGTCGACGGGTACGCGGGCGCTTCTCACCTTCGTCGAGGGCATCCAGAAGATTGCTTCATTGGGAGACCATGACTACATCATTCCCTCCACATTCAAGTGGCTCCCCCTTCGAGGCAAGCACACGGCCGTACCAGAATCGGTTGAGGATGCACAAGAACGAGAGGCCATCAAGGTCGCGAGCTCGAGCAGCACAGAGCTGATTTCGGACGGTGCGACCTACATGCTACGAGGAGAGAACGTACTTGCGTTCAAGGACCAGATGCTCTCCCCTATCGATGCCGAATTCGCTCTCGGCGCCTTGGGACTGACCTACGAGCAATCTGTGAACCTGATGAAGACGGCAGATGAGCGGGGTTCGGCGCGTGCGGTTCATACACGCAAGGTTCAGCTGGAGGGCGACGTCAAGATTCGAGAGCTCCTCAAGGTCGCGAGCATTCATCGGTCGTTGCCCAACCTACGGGTCGACCTGGTGAAGGAGGCCAGCGTCATCACCGACAAGGAGACCGCCGATGCCATCCTGTCTCTGGGATTCATGACTCCAGAGAACGTGTCTGTGTATGTCGACTACCTGCCGGACCTGGAGAAGGTGAGTTCGAAGCTGGCTGAGATCCTGTTGGCAAGTCGCCTGGGCATGGACGATGTTCGAGAGGTCGCAGCCAAGAACGCGATGACGCAACTCAATACGGTCATTCGAGGTCTTCAAGGACTCGAAGCGAAAATCCACTAGACAGGCGGCAGCGTGGAATACCCACACCGCCAGTATCTACGCTTTCTGGTCAGCCGAAAGCGGTCTTGGATCGAAGTCGCTTCGGAGTGCTCACTCAGAGGGTTGGTCGCTCCACAGGAAGACGAGCTCGAGGCCTTGGAGCACGAGCTCGGGCCTCTGCCCTCGAACTGGCAACCGGTTTACAAGTCGACAAACACAGGCTTTAGGAGGTGGCTCCGAAATCAGGGGCTGCACGATGTTTGGAAGAACGTACCTTCTTACCGTGCGGCTGAAGCCTTCTTGTATGCAGGGCGACTTCGTCAGGACTTCCAGGTCTTGATGCTCGCGCACGGGGACCTGCTCCGTGCACGTACCGAGTTGGTGACCAAGTATGGGGAACACGTTGTTCCGGAGGTCCAGGTCCTGGAGACCTTCAGTACGTACTTCTGGGACCTGGGCGGAATGTCACAGCAAGGCCGTTGGGATTTTTTCCAGCTGCTCACCCAGCAGGAAGCCAAGGACATTCAGGCTGCGAACGAAGGAGACCTGACCAAGACCTATGCGCTTTTGGGTATCCGTCGACGTGTACAGGCCATGGACTATTACGAGGCAGGCATTGCCTTGGGGTACAAGCTCATCCAGGACCTTGCTCGAGCAGACCGACCCAGCGCTTCGAAGATTCAGGCCGTTGCGACCATGGCACGTGTTGGCGCCGAACTGGTGAAAGACCGCGACCTGCTTCTTGCCGAGGATGGAGAGGATGGCGACCTTACTCGTCGTGCGCAGCAGTGGAAGCTACGTATGATTGAGCAGCAAGAGAATAGGATGGAGATTCCCTCCATCGAAGAGGTCGTGGCAAGCGAGCCTATCGACGTAGACTACGAGGAGGTTGAGAATGCAGACAACGTCCACGAGTTCCCTGCGAGCTGACCTCGAGAACGGGAAGCTCGGGGTCAAGCCCGGACTTGGCCTCTCGGACCTGGCACTCAAGTTCGAGGTCAAGGAGTTTGAGTTCTTCGATGTCGAGTACGTCGAGCAGGGGACCGACCTGCTCTACCACTTCTGGCCAAAGGGGGACACTCCCTGGTTCCTGCCAGGTCGGGACCCATCGGTATTTGGATTGGCTCTCGAGCGCGCGTTCCGTAGCCTGCTTCCGGAACGCGCAGATGTCCGAGCAGACTACACAAGTCCGCAGGAGTCGCTGTTCCTACTTCGATTCGGCGAGAACCCCGATAGCGAGGCAAAGCCCCGAGAGACCTACTACGTGCGCGTGGTAGGCTGGGCCAACAACCCGATGGTTGACCGTTTCCTCAAGCAAGAGGTCTTCGAACGGCTTGACCGTGAAGTGAAGGACGCAACATGATCGTCGCCAGGAAGCTTACCGGGGTTCAGGGCCTCGCCGACTTCTTCCGCGGAACGCCCGTAGCTTCGGGCGTAGCTGGCACCAATACTGCGAGTAGCCCCAATCTTCAGGATTCTACGGGAACGGGCGGGTTTGCCGACGCCACGGTCGGAGACCGTGTCTACATCTCGGGCGAGAACCCGCTGACCGTATTCTTGATTCAGACCAAGACCGACAACAACAACGTGGTTCTGGACAACGACATCATCGCGGCACACACAGGTACTGCCGTTTGGAGAGTGCACAAGGATGACGGGTTTGACCCCAATCTCCTCGAGTTCGACCCCATCGCCCTGAATGGGGACAATGACACGTTTGCCGTGGTCTACGACTCGTCGACGTTCGGGCCTTGATTTCGTTTCTTGTTCGCTACCTCTCGCTTCCACCGGTCGAACAACGGTTCCGGAGGCCGCGGCCACCAGGAGAGTATGATCGCGGCCTGTACGGGGGTGACCTTGCCCTCATCGTCTTCCCAACCCGCTCCGGCTGGTAGCTTCTCAAGTCTGGCATCGACGCCTACGTCTTTGAGCTTGCGCCTTACCCAGTCTCGTGCAAAGCGCCGAAGTGCGGTTTCCTGCAAGTCACTCGGCAATACCTCTCGAACCGGGATCTTTGCGGAATGGAAGTCTCCCTCCGCAATCTCCTCCGCTACGCTCAGGACGCGTCCATCAGAAACGCGGCTCAAGGTCTCGAGCAAGGGTTGAAGGTTCAATGACTGCACGAGCACTGCCTCAGACAATTGACTTCACTCCTAGGGAGTATGCCGAATTTGCCATCCGGCACAAGGGCAAGGACCTGAACTTGCACATGCGGCCGTGGCTCAGTCACATCTACGACATGCCGGTCATTCGCAGGCATGACGGGTCTGTGCGACGGAAGATGCTCTTGATTTTCGGTCGTCAGTGTGAGAAGAGCACGACGATTGCGAACCTGTTCATCGCGCTGTGCAACACCATCGAGTACTTGCGCTCGCTGTACGTCACGGCTTCTCACGAGCAGATGCGAGAGTTCTCGGATGAACGGCTGCGCGCGGTCATTGCCGACAGCCCTATCCTGCTCAAGATGATTGGCGTAGTCGGAGCGGCTGACCGACAGACCCAGAATGTGCAGACCAAGCGTTGGGTCACGCAGGCGAAGATCGTGCTTCGCTCAGTCTACAAGAGCCCAGACCGTGTTCGAGGCATCGCCTCAGACCTGCTTGGAGTAGACGAGCTCCAGGACATCATCCTGGACTTCCTCCCCGTCATCGAAGAGACGCTGTTCGCTTGTGAAATCGAGGATGGACCGTTCTCCATTTACTCGGGCACACCCAAGACCTTCGAGAATCCGCTTGAGCTCTACTGGTCTCTGCACTCTACGCAGAACGAGTGGGCGGTCCGGTGCGAGCGCTGTGGTCATTGGTCCATTATCGAAGAAGAGAACATCGGACCGGTCGGCCTGGTCTGCATGTACAAGTTCCACAATGAAACGCGTTGTGGTGGTTTGCTCGACCCGATTCGGAATGGTCAGTGGGTGAGAACCGGGAAGGCCGATGCAGAGTGGGAGGGGTTCAGGCTCCCACAGCCTATCGCGATCTACGCGCGCATGGACAAGCCCTTGGTCTTCAGGCGCCAGTGGTCAGCCTTGCTCGTCAAGCAAGGCCGATACTCGCGTGCGAAGTTCCTGAACGAGGTCATGGCCAGGTCTTACGACCTGGGTACCAAGCCCGTTTCCCTGGCCGAGGTCAGGCGTTGCTGCCTGCAGGACTACTCGTTGGTCTACGAGCCCACACGGCACATGAAGTCCACATACACGTGGGCGGGAGTTGATTGGGGAACGGGGGATGAAAGCTATACCGTACTCTCCATCTGGACTTACGACATCAAGGGCCGCTTCCGTTGCTTGTTCGCCAAGCGCTATGAAGGCTTGGAGTCAGACCCCGACTACTCGGTGATGGACATCATCAAGTGGTGTCGGGTCTTCAACGTCACCCGCATTGGCGCGGACTGGGGCTTTGGCTTCTATCCGAACTCGAAGCTTCAGAAGGCATTTGGTGCCGACAAGGTCATGCTGTACATGCATGCGGGCAAGCAAAAGGACAAGGTGCGTTGGAACAAGGAGGGCGGACACTTCACAACCCATCGTACGCGTGTCCTGCAGGACGTGTTCACGCTCATCAAGCGCGGACCCAGGGCGTTGGGTATTGCGTTTGCTAACTGGGAGGAGATGGAGCCGTTCATACGTGACATCTTGGTCGTGTACTCCGAGTATTCGGAGCGCATGAACGAGCTCAAGTTCGACCACCCTCGAGGTCGGCCCGACGACTTTTTGCACACGGTCTGCTACGCGCTCTTGGCCAGCCAATGGGAGCACCGACGTCCGGACCTACACGCTCCGGGTAGTGGAAAGAAAAGCAAGTAGTCGAGGGAACCCCCCGCCCCGAAGGGCGGGGGGTTCGGGAGCCAGCCTAGCGCTGGCCCTCCAGGACGCGCAGCTCGATGTCCTCCGCCGAGGGCATCGAGGTCTGCTGGGCCTTGCGGCCCTTCCGCCAGGACATGATGCCCTGGACCCCGAGGGTCCCCAGGGCGCCGACCCCGGCGCCCAGGGTCAGGGTGACGGCCAGGCGGCGGGGCCGCCTGACGTCCGGGAGCCATCCATCCTTGAAGAGGTGGATGTTCTCGTCGGTGACCTCGACGAGGTCGCCCGTCTTGATGTCCTTGAGGGTGATGACCTTCGAGGTCTCGTCGTTCTTCTTGTCGGCCATTGCTTTGATCTCCACTGGGAAGGTTCGTCCTCCTACACGGAGGCCGAGGTTGAGTTTGGTCAGGTCATGAGTGGCCTGACCAACGAATCCGTGGGCGATCAGCGCGCCCACGAACTCAAGGGACTCTGCGAGTTCCTCGTCGCCTTCGACGACGAGTCGCGTGTATTCGCTGAAGCCATCCCTGACTCCAACGGTCAACGCATCGTGAAAGCCTTTTTCCAGGCTTCCGTCTGACCAAGCTGCAGCGAGCTTGGTCAGGACCTCGGCGCGCCTATCCCTAGGCGGCCGGGACTTCTTCTTGGTCGTCTGACCTGCAGGAGCAGACGACTCCTCGGCCGCTTTCGCGGCCGTTTCTTTTTCCACGATGCCCTCCGAAAACAGAGGCGAAGACGTGTTCTCCACCTCAAAGCACTTATGAAGGAAAACCTAGTGCTTTATTCACTTTTGGGCATTTCGGACGATATATCGGGCTATGAACGCCTCTAGAGCCCCGGGTTTTACGTTCACGGACTCTAGAATGCGCTTGGCGCGCACGTTTCCGAGCGGAGTACGGATCTTGATCGACGCGTTGATCAGGCCATACAGGCGTTCTTGTGCCTGAACCAGACGATGGCCTAGGATGTCCAACCCGTTCGCCGGGTAGGTCTCGTGTTCTTCGACGTGAGAAATCATCCTGCGTACAAGGTCGAACAACGGGGACCAGGCGCGGTCACCCTTGTGCTTACACAGGAGCTCAACCTCTTCCTCTCGTAGAGAGGTCATCAGGTCGGCTACTTCCATCATCCTGCGTTGCGTCCAACCCGGTCTGGCAAGGTCTTGAAGGAGCTCGCTTCGGAGTAGAAGTAGGTCGGCTTCGGAACGAACAGGCCTTCTTGCACCGAAACCCAGCCCAGATTTCAGCACTTCGACGTCGTTGCGAAGAGACCGAACTTCCTTTTGCAGGGCCTCGAACTCCTGACGAGAAGGAGGTACGGTGCTGACCTTGTAGTTGTAGAGGTTTTCTACGTCCTCTCTTGGAATGTAGATTCGATGTTCACCCTCGAGTCGACGTAGCTTGCCAGACCGAAGATGGTTGCCGATCGTCCGTATCGAGCATCCCAGGATGTTGGCGGCTTCGGCCTTGGTGTAGAATCCCTGCATCGAGGTGGAGATTAACACAATTAACGTGTCATCCAAGACCGCGACCAACATGCTAAAACAGGTCGTACAGTGAGGACATGATGGAATCGTTCTTCGAGAAGCTTGCGAGCGGTGTCCCCCGAAGTGCAGGCTCGGCCGAGAAGCTCAAGCTCTTGGGGAAACAGGCAGCTGCACTCTACGTAGAAGGTAGGGTCTCGAACCTCAACGCCGCGGTCAGTAAGGTCGCTTCCGAAGAAGGGCTATCCAGAGAAGAGGTTCGCCGCGTCTCCGAGACTGCAAACCAGGCTACATGGAACTCGATGTTCAGGGATGGAGGAGACCACGAGGCCTCGTTCATTCCCGCAGACAGTGACCGGGTCCTAGACTCGTTGGCGACCAAGGCCGAACAGGTACGAGACCCTTCTACTGATTGGTTCGTTGACCCACCCAAGGAACCACTTCCGGACATCGACCTGGGAGAGGCTTTCGGTGTCAGCGAAGAATCCGAGGAATACCCAAGGTTGAATCCTCTGGCAGAGGCTGACCGACTTGAGGAGACGGCCAAGGCCGCGGCCGAGACCTTGCGCTACTCGGTTGACCGAATCAAGCCCGTGTTCGAGGAGTCGCGCGAGCGCTTCTACCAGATGTTCAAGCAGGCGCATCTGAAGTACGGTCACGGAGTGCTTCAGATTGCCAAGGCCCTGTCCGCGGTCCTGGACTCACCCGCCTTTGCGGAAGGAATCGTGAAAGAAGCGGCAGAGCGTCTGATGTCGGAGGGCGTGCAGATTGACACCCGCGTCGAGCTGGAGAAACTCGCTCAGCCTGTAGTCGTAGATACCGACCATCCGATGCTGAAGCTGGCAGCCCAGTACGAACAGGCTGCCCGGGCCTACGCCAAGGTCACGAACGCAAAGGCCAAGCTTGAGAACGCGCACTCCAAGACGAGTACGTACCTGCATGACAAGTTACGGAGCCTCTGATGGCTGGCCAGGTGCCGTATTACGCCTCGGCCGATATCGGAGAACGCGCAGGTGCTGGCATGTCCTGGGCCGCGAAGAAACTGCTTGCTCGACATGCCGCGCCCAAAGGACCTGGGCTACTTGGTAGCGGTGCTCAGGCTTTGAAGAGCCTTGGACAAGGGGCTGCTGGTATCGTAAAACGCACACCTGGAGCCGCAGCGATGGGGCTGCCTCTTCTCTACTTCTCTTGGCCGGGGAAAAGCATGGCACGGCAGCAAGGAGCATCCTACACACGAGCAATGGCATCCCAGCTCTCGCCCGTAAAGGTATCCTACGCCCGTCAAGAGCTTGAGGTCATGCGCAAGCAGGCCAGCATCTTGGAGAAGCAGGCTGCGAACGGCCGGGCTCCGGGGCGCATCCAGCGGTTGAGGAACCTGGTCCCGCCTCCCGCTCCTCGAGGCCCTGGAGTTGTTGCCAGACTCACCTCACAGATTCCACAATCGTCATCGACGTTGGCACACTTGCTCGCCGATCCAAAGAGAGCCCTGCTTTTGGGCGCGGCGCTGGTAGCCGGTGGAGCTGCAGCCGGAGCCGGAGTTCATGGGATTGGCTGGTTGGCTGGTCGTGGAGCGGATGTCGCACACAGAGTCACCAAGAATCCGCAGTACAAACGGATGGTGAAGGCTGATCCCACGCTTGAACACGAGCCCAGGGCCAAGCAGATGTTCGAGGTCCTGCACCGGGCAAGTCCCTACATCGCGAAGGAACCGGTACTGGCGGCCGCGACTGTGAGGACCATGCTCGAGCAGCCATCGTATGTTGAGGGCGGAATGCCCAACATCCACCCAGACCTTATCCAGAAAATTCTCCAGATTCAGGAGACTCGAGGGAAGTCCAAGCACGGCCCGCTGCACCCTTCGGTGTCTGCAGCCAAGAACGTGAGTCTCCCGTCCTTTTCTGAGCTGGTGACTGGTTGAGGAAGGACATCCAGTTCTCGACCCAGGGAACCCTGGGACAGTGCTTCGCCGAAGCCGTGCACATTACGCGCAAGGGCGGGGGCTTGGAGAAGATTGCCGGCGTCAGGCATCCCAAAATCGAGTCCTACCTGAAGAGTCTCCGGCCAGACTCACGGTACCAGTACGTGTTGATGACTCCCATGGGCGCCTTCGAGTACTGGGGGATGAACGTCAACGGTGACATCTTCCCTGTTCTTTCGCTCTCCTACGACATGTTCGAGCACGGAAACGCATTGAGGGTGGCGAAAGCTCTGGAAGATCGATGGCTAGCGCCTTTTGGCAAAAAGATCCCGCCCGGAAATTACACGACGTTTGGGTATCGGACGTTCGAGGGTGCCGAGCGCTACCGCCATCACGTGAACAAGGACCCGCGCCTCTCCTATGGTCAGGTCGTGCTTTCGGTCTGGAACCCGTTGATGCATCGTGTCGAGGTCGTGGTCCGACACGATCGAGAGAAGGCCAAGGCTGTTGGTGCTGAAGACATCCTCGAGGACCTGGATGAGGGCAAGTCCAGGCAAATCAGCATGGGATGTAAAGTCCCGTTCGATGTCTGCACCGTGTGTGGGCACATCTCAAGGACACCGGGTGACTACTGCGACCACTTGCGCTTGCAGATGGGCTCGATTCTCGATGACGGAACGATCGTGGGGGCCGTCAACTTCTTTCCGAGATTCTTCGAAATCTCGGATGTGTTCATCCCAGCTGCCAAGGAATCCGGGGTGCTGATGAAGGTCGCCTCGGACCCAAGCCTCTCCTATTTCGTTCCCAGCAGCTTCTTTGCGGGCAAGAAGCTCCCTACTGGTGCTGTCCCGGTCGAGATGGACCGAGGGACAATCCTCGAGAAGATGGCGAGCTCGAGCAAGGCTGCCGCGTCGGACAAGAAGGCGGACATCGACAAGGAACTACTCCCGAACACGGGGGGAAATTCATTCGATGAAGCCACGAAGCACGAACCGGACCTACCTTCCAGTGTGCTTCGTGGCGGTGATCTCTCGAAGTTGCTGACCACATTGGCCATGATGGGTATCGTGACCAAGCCGCGGGAATTCCAGTACGCGATGTTGCACCGCATGGGCAAGGGCGACCAAGCCGAAAAGCTTCAGTCAGAGGGTCGATGCTTTACACCCTGTTCACCGACGGGGCATACCGCGTTCTCAGAGGACGACTTCTCTCCTGGATTGGCTGAGGCGTTGTCACATCTCATCCGCTCACGCTCTGGATTCTCTCCTCATGTAGGAGGACGGGTACGAGTAGTGGTCATCAAGACCGCTGCCGAGCTCGGAGAAGAAGACGACGAGTTGTTGCAGAAGGTAGCGAACGCGTACTCACGGTATCGCGGGGCATTCGGGCAACTGGCGCCGGTACTGAACCTTGTCGTAGAGCAGAATCCGGAGTACTACCAGGAACACTTCTTCGGTGAGTTGTTGACAGACGAAATGGCAAAGATCGCGGTCACAGACCGAGACGTCTTGTCTGGTCGGCTCTCGTCGTTGTACCTTTACAACGCATACCAACCGAGCTGCGTAGAGCTGCCGTCTGGTTGGTGCTCGCAGGTCTCCCCCACTTCTTCTGCTGCAGCTTTGCTACAGTAGCTTCCACGCGAGGAAACAGATGAACACACTGCTCGAAGCGCTCTACGCGAAGCCCGAAGCTGACCTCAGCAGTCTAGAGAAGAGCGCAGAGTCGGCCATGCTCGACCTGCTGCGGGACGAAGGACATGTCGAGGAGAATCCGTACTCCAAGCTTTCGGATGAGGAGCTTGCGCAGCTCTATCAGTCCGAGGTTCTGGGGAAGGAGGGGGAGAAGACGGCCGAACAGGACCCTGAGCTCGAAAAGCTCTCGTTCGACATGCTGGGCGGTCAGATCATGGCGCATGCGTTCAACCAGGAACTCGAGTTCATCAAGATCGCAGTCGCCAATGGCATCTGTCGCGTCTGCAAGGAGAATGCGGCAGACCCCGAGGTCTCCACCATCTGTGAGTCCTGTTCTTCCTTGGGAGAGGAACAAGAGTAGCCCTACAAGTAGTTGACTCCAGCCGTGCTCTACCGATACTTTGCCGAAGAGTTGATAAAGGTTTCCATGCAGGGCATTCCACCCATCACCAAAAGCCTGTTGGGCATCACCGCCAAGAGCGGTACGTCTATGAAGGTAGTGAAGGCGGCAAAGCCTGCAGTGAAGCCCTTGACAGCTCTTCCCAGTACCAAGAAATTGGTACCGACCTCCGGCGGCAAGAATCTCGGTACGAAGGTTGTTCCCAGACCAAACACTGTTCCCAACGCTCTGTCGGGTGGAACTCTGGTACGATGACCACAAGAGGAAGTGATGAATCGCTTGCCGACACTCAGTGACATGATCGCCTCCGCCATCCAAGGCAGCGAGGAAGATGACTTGGACCTGGAGCCCAGTGCCGAGACCCGGACCCAGGAGAAGGTCGCCCAGGTCGCGAATTTCGACCTCGAGAGTGCGGAGAAGGTCGCCCAGGTCGCGGAGTTCATCGGTCGACGCGGGGTCGCCTCGTTCCTGAAGCGGGCGTCCAGTCAAGGAACAGGACCTACCGAAGTCAATGATGGGCCCAACCCCAAGAACACGGCGAAGAAGCAGGTTGGCCCGCACGGAGGGGCGCCTCCAATGAAGCCTCCCCCTGATGGGAAGATTCCCAACAACGAGAGCTCAAAGCCTGGCGGCGGTGCTGGTAGTGTCAGTACCCAAGGCAAGGAACAGGGTACACACGTATCCGCTCTGGGCAGCAATCAAGCCGCTATCGACTTCAACAAGAAGCTCAAGGCTCAGCGTGTCAGCCCCTCGCTCGCAGCGGTTCTGGACACCACTCCGTTCGCAGACCCGAAGCTCAAGGAAATGCTCTCGCACACCGAGAGTGACAAGAACATCCATTCGAAGTCGGCGAGCGAGCATGATTCGGAGGCCATCAAGGCCGAGGTCGTTCGGCGACTGAATGCCAAGCGGGAGGTGGCCAATGCTTGAGAAGATCAGCGCCGAAGACATCGATCGCGTCTTTCTCAAGTGCGCGTCGACTATCCGTTCCCAGGGAGCGGAGATTGCTCGGCTTCAGGCCCAGGTCGCTGGGCATGAACGAAAGGCCCGCGCCGAAAAAATTGCGTCCACCGCGGTCGAACGTGGAATCATGGACCCCACTCAAGCTGACGAGTACGCCGAGTCCCTGACTACAGGAGACGAAGACCTCGACCAAGTGGAGTCCTTCATGAACAAGGCCAGTGCCGTGAGTGGCCTACCCCTTGGAGAATCTTTGCTGAAGTCTGCCTCTGTCGTCGAAGATGGGGTAGAGTCCGCAGAGGAACGATTCGAGACCGCCCTTCTTTCCAGTGACGATTAGTCGCGCCCTTTTCCTGCCGGAGGAGCGAAATGCTCATTCTCGAAACCTCGGTCAATGACAACTACCGTCGCTCCGTCGAGCTTGCGGACCCGACCCTTCTGGACCCGAGTCAGGCAGATGCGCTCGAGCAGGGTGAGTGGCTCACTCGTTCTTCTGGAGCCTACGCCAGGGTCGGTGCGAGTTCGGTCACAAGCGCTGCCGTCGTCATTTCAGAGAAGGGCGACTACGCGGCCCAGGCCATCGGCAAGACCGCGATTCTCGAGCTCCACGACTACATCGGAGAAACCGATATGTTCGAGGATGCAGGTGGTGGCTTCTCTGAAGGCGACTACCTGACTGTGAAGTCCATCACGGTCGACACCGTGACGCGCTCGGGTCTGACCCAGGCGGTTCAGGGTACCGACCACGTCTACGCCATCTGCGAGAAGGACCCGACGACCAACGACGGAATGATCGGATTCCGTCGCGTCTCTCCCTTCTGGTGGGCGGCTGACTAGTCCAACCCTCTTCTTCCTGACAGACCAAATCCTCCTGAAGGAGTCCTCGCGATGCCCGAAGCACACAGCACCCTCACCAGGCTCTTCCTGACCCACCTCGATACCGAGGAAGGGACTCAGAAGGTAGCTGCGACCTCGCAGTCGTTCATTCGTGACAAGCTCCGCGAGAACTCGTTCTTCCGGAAGATCCTGCCCCCGCAGATGGTCACTCGTCCCGAGCTGCAGGTCAGTCTCGAGCACGACACCATGATCTACATCGACGAGGTCGAGCCCAACTCGCGCGCGATGTCCATGACCTTCCGCGGTCAGCCCAATGCGCGGCTCATCAGGGCGCCGCGCTACGCCATCCCGATCTTCACCATCAGCTCTGAGAAGTTCGAGAAGTTCGAACAGGAGCTGATGGTCTACAAGATGCCCATCACCAAGGTCATCGAGGACAACTCGGTGAAGGACATCCAGGAGATCGAGGACTACCGTGGACTGGTCTACACCGAGGCCGCGGTTCAGGCTACGGGCCAAATCGTCCGCGGTGAGCAGGCCACGGACGATGCGACCGCCAATGGTGCAGGTACGGGCTTCCGTGGACGCATCCAGCGCGGCGACCTAGTCTCGCTCTTCAACGAGCTGGACGGTACCCGTCGTCGTCTCGGACGTGTGTTGCTCAACGAGGTCGACTGGAACGACATGCTCCGGTGGACCATCGAGGACTTCGGTGACACCAAGCAGTCGTCTGTGGTCGTCGAAGGCTTCGCGGGCAACACCGTGATGGGTCGTCAGTTCATCCGAACGGTGAAGACCGACATTCTGCAGACAGGAAACGTCTACGGGTTCACGGCACCGGACTGGCTGGGCAAGTTCATCATCCTGAACAACACCAAGTTCTACATCGACAAGGTTGCCAACCTGGTCATGTGGCAGGCGTGGGAAGACATCGGGATGGGCTTCGGCAACGTAGCCTCCATCGCCAAGCTCGAGCTGTACAACGGTCAGGGTGGCGGCGACGACTCGTCTGATGCGCTCATCAGCGAGGACCAGGTCGGAACCCAGGTCTACAACCAGGTCGACGATGGCGTCACCTTCCCGGCGGTGGTCCAGTACTAGTCGCCAGGTAGCAACATGGCAGAGAATAAGCCCTACACCGTCCGCAACATCAGACCGCGCAAGCTCGTAATGTTGTTCGGACGTCCACTCGCCCCCCGCATCAAGGGAGGTAAGTCCGAGATGGACCTGACCGAGGAGGAGTTCTTCTCGGACCAGGTTCAGCGTAGGCTTGATCTCTCGCACATCGAGGTTGCTCGTCAACCCGAGGAAGCTCCCCCCGAGGTCCTGACCCAGGACCTGTCGCCGGAGGCTCCTTCACTGGAGCCCTTGTCTCCTTCCTCAGAAGAAACCCCCCCACCTGAGGTGGAGGAGCCTCCGGCGACACCCTCTTCGGAGGGTGTAAAGACGTGGAGCTTTGACGAGTTGAAGGCTCTGCCCTACCAGGAAGTTCGGTCTGTGGCAAAGTCCTTGGGCTTGAAGGCCAATGGTAAGGAAGACCAGATCATCCAGCGAATTCTGGACGACCAGGGGGAGGAGTAATGCGTCGTTCACCTTTGCGTAGTGCACAGGCCGATTCGGTTTCCGTGTGCGGCAAGATGCTTCGGGTGGGGCAGACCATCAAGGTCGCGAGCACTGCGGTTGGCCCACGTGAGTTGAAGCAGGAAGCGCAGAAGAAAATCAAGATTCGCGACCTGAAGAACGGCCAGGTCCAAATCACATGCGTGATGGGTCGATGAGTGGGGGCCCAACCGCTGACGACCGCGTCTGCGTTCGCACAAGAAGTGCGATCGTACATTCGCGACTTCCCCGAGCTCAACAGGCTCATTTCTGGGGAAGAAACCTCTCCTCGAATGGTGGAGTACTGTGTGTACCTCGCTCTCGACGAGTGGAACACCACGCCTCCCCTGTCTTCACATCAGGTACAGGACTTCCCGTCCAGGAACATTCTCTTGCGCCTGACCATCGTCTGGATTCTTCAGTCTGTTGGTCTGCTCAAGAGCAGAAACCGGTTCACGTACAACGACGGCGGCTTCAGCGTCCGGACCGAGGAACAGGCCGACGACTACAAGGCCTGGATTCAGCTGTTGCGTTCTCAAGTCGACCCTGCGATTCTGCGACTGAAGGTCACCCTCAACATCGCGGGAGGCTGGGGAGCGGGCGTGGGCTCGGAGTATGGGATCATCAACGGCTGGTACGGGTTGACCTAGGCTTCGCAACTTCATACCCTTACGAGGAACTCTTCTGGAGAGCACCATGAGCGTGAACAAGAATCTGGCTCAGGCCATCGCCCAGCTCTATGGGCACGACAAGGTCGCTTCCGAGGAGGAAGAGCAGCCTCAGGCTGTCGACCTCGAGAACATGACCGCCGCCGACTTCCTCAAGGGCATCGAAGACGGGTCCATCGTCTACGGTGAAGATGAGCAGCAGCAGGAGAAGACCTCCAGTGAGCTCAAGCCCGAGGACCTCGAGAACATGACCGGGCGTGAGCTCCTCGAGCTCTACGCTCGGGAAGAGGAGGTTCAGCAGGAGAAGCAGGCTGCGGCCACGCTCAGCAAGCTCGCCGAGTCTGGCGAGCTCGACTCGCTCGACCTCTCGGGCAGGGTCATGGCCCACGCGTTCTGGGACGAGTTCAACAAGCTCGCCAGCGAGCAGCCGGCGGCCGAGGAAGAGCTCGACCTGGACAACATCACGGGTGCCCAGCTCGCGCAGCTGCTCGAGTCCGGTGAGTACGAGCTCGTCAACGAGACACAGGAAGAGGAGCAGGCGAAGACCGCCAGCCCTTTTGGCACAAGCGCCGGTGAGAAGGTTGCTGGCGCGAAGATGGACGCTGCCAAGGGAGCTGTCCGCAAGGCTATCGACGCGTTCACAGCCAAGCGAGCCCGCAAGGGTATCGGACAGCTCGTCAAGGCAAGAGGGCTTCACGGTCAGGCCAAAGAAGTGACCAAGCGCTACGGCAAGGAGCACCTGCGTGAAGGCGCCAAGGCCACAGGCCTCGCATACGGCGCACTAGGCGCAACCGGTGCCGCTGGGTATGGGGCTGCCAAGCTACGCAAGAAGATGAAGAGCAAGAAGATGAAGAAGTAGGCCTCTGGCCCAGGAGTTCCCGCCATGACCGACATTCTGGCTGAAATCTACGGCACCTTCGGGGTCGAGAAGCAGGCGTCCGCTGGGGACGAGCGGCCGACGCTCTCGGACCTTGCTCTCGGCCTCGTCCTCGACTCGTTGGACCAAGACCTGGAGAAGGAAGCGAGCACAGAGACCTTGGAGAAGATTGCCGGTCTTCACAGCCAGGTGCTCAACCAGCTCGTTCAGTTCGACTACGCTGGGCGTGCAAGCGCCCAGCAGGAGTTCTCCAACATCGAGAAGATGGCTGCCGAAGGCAACGTCGAGCCCCTGGTCACGTTCTTCTCCGACCTGGTCGACGAGGAATCTGCAGACCAGGAACTCACGAACGGACAGCAGGCCATCCTTGCGGAGCTCCAACGGCGCCTCTCGGCCTAGGGGGTCGAGATGAATGCGGTTTCGGAACTGGCCTTCCACGCAGAGCTCCGGTCCATCCAGGACCAGGGCTTGGAGAAGGTTGCACGCCTGTATGCCACGTGTACGCCCAGCGCGGACGAACGTTCGTGGGCAGACCAGTTCAAGAGCACACCCTTTCACAAGCAGGCGCTGCAGCTGCAGCGCGAGGATGCAAAGCTGGATGCAGTCCGCGCCCGGCGAGAAGCCGAGCGTGAGAAGCAGTACGCACAGGAAGCGCAGTTCCGTACCAAGACCGCTGACCTCGAGGCCTCGTTCGCCGAGTGGCGGGCTGACAATCCGGACTGGAAGCCCGCAAGGGACGAGGCGTCGACCAGTCGCCACCAAGAGCTGGTCAACGCCATCGAGATGCGCAACACCAAAGTTGCGGTCAAGGAAAAGACGGCTGCCGAGAAGAAGCCTCGCCCGTTCCTCCATACAGGCGTTGGTGCGGCGGCGGGCGCAGCGCT